TAGCTAAGTCTTGTGCTAGTTGTTCCCGCCCTTGTTTTAGCTGTGGGGCAAGCCGTTGCATATACGCATCTTGGTAACTTTGGCTAGGATTAAACCCTGTAGATGGTAGTTTGCTTGTATCAAACGGGGTTTTTAGCATTTTCTCTACATAACCAAGACCTTGACCTGCAAGTTTGCCTAAACCTATGCTAGTTTGATTTTGGTAATCTAAAAGCTGTTGTTGTTCAGGTGATAAAAATTGTCTAGCAGTCCAACCTTGGTCGGCATTTGCTGGAGCAGTTAAAAAATCTTCTATCCTTGGGGGTTTTAAATCACCGCCACCTGAAGGTACTTCAATGCGGTCACCTGATGGGCCATAAGCATAAGTAAAACCTTCTCGTGGCATGACTGCTGTTCTAGGTTGCATTGGATTAGTGTCAGTTAGACTATATCCTTCAGGCAATCCACCGCCTTGGCGAGCTTTTTGATAAGACTGATACGCTTGTTCGTATGCTTTAGGATCAAAAGTACCTTGTTGGCTATATACCAATGAGCCATAAGGGGTAAATTGATTTACACGATTGGCAGCAGCAGCGGCTCTAGCCGCTTCAAGGTTACCTGTTGAGGTTTCTCTTGCCGCACCTATGTAATCAGGTGCTGGTGGCGCAGAAGCCGACTTTCCCATATCTTTCTCCTAAAAATCTACATTTGTCTTTTGACATTACAAAAAACAACAAATCTCCAGTAGGAAAAACATCAAGTAATCGTGCTTGTTCCTCAAACCCCAATTTCTTGACAAACTCTATTGACTTGTCGTTACTACTAACCACGGGGCAAACAATCTTATCTACCCCCAATTGTACAAAAGGATAATCAAAAATGGTAGATAAGTATTGCTTATTTAATCCTTTTTCAAGGTAAATATGGCAAGTTACCGATTTTTGGTTAAAGTCCTCATACCACACTACTGATTCTATTTGATCCGTTACCCAACCAATTGTGCTGGAATTTTCGGGTGTCCATACCATGTTTAACTTTTGGGCGATAAATGGCCCTAACAAGTCTTTATCAAAACATAGCACTAAATGACTCCACCCTTCTCCATAACATAGTCGGTACTAGCCCAATGGAACTCTATCCCTTGGCTTGCCACATTCATACTAACTGACCCCGCATATCCTAATCCTGTCACGCCCTGCCATGTCTTTGTGGTCACTAAACCACCGCCCCAATTAGCGTTATCCCATACATCTAAATCCCATTCACCAGTAAGTAAGATGGCGGGGTTAAAGGATATTTGGTTAGTCAATTCAACTGTTTCGTAATCGGTGCTTAGACCGCATAGAACGGTCGGTAAGCCGTTATCTGTCTGTAGGATAGGGCGTACCATTGTGAAGCGTTTTTGTTGCCCCCTAGACTCAAAATAAGAGTAGGCTTGCTGTACAAAACCTTTGATGTTTGTGCCTTCATCGGCAAATGAGTCGTAAAAACGAGCTACAAAGCCAGTTCCACCAAAATACATATCCTCATTGCTCATTTCCCAACAATTAGCATTAATATTGGTAAACCTACACCAAGACTTTGTAATGTTATGCATGACATATTGCTCAGTATTATTTTCTACAGGAACATTGAGAATCAGCATATTGTATTTGGCTAGGTAATTAACTTGCCAGCCAAAATTAGTAGCGTAAAGGTCTGCCGCTTTGCTAATAGCGTAGAAAATCTTATCGGTAATATTGACTCTAGGGTCTAAACGGGTAGATTGAAGTCCTGCGGATAGGGGAACTAAGCCTTGCTGGGTCAATAATAGGATGTCACCACCATATTTAAAGACGCATTTACGGGCAAAAGTCTGTCCGATGTTCCAAATACCTACCAACGCCCAATCTGTAGGGTCAGATGGGTCAGAACCCTTGTAAACAGCGACTTCCCCGTTACTTGTAACAAACACGGCTAGGTCATCGACCCCGTATCCAGCGTCAATAGTCCAAGTTCCCATCGCTTGTAGGTAACCACCATTTTTAAAGATGCCACCCAACGGGAATTTAGTAACAGCCCCGTTAATTGAGTCTACAGGCAAATACCAAAAATTAAGGGAATCTTCCTCGACAAAGTAAAGACGCTCTTTAAACAAGTTTACATACGCAAATGTATTAGAGTTTTTACCTGTAATAAAGTAATCAATCGTGTAAGTACCCATTACAGTCGCATCACCGCTAGGGGCAGTAGCCATCGTATAGGTGAGGGTCGAGCCACCCGTTACAGTAATGCGGTAAGTTCCGTTAAATTCTGCGGGTGTTGCACCTGCTACTGTTATGGTGTTACCTGTAACAAGATTATGAGCACTTGCAGTCGTTAGGGTGGCTGTTAGGTTACCTGTTCCACCCCTAGTAATGGTCGAAATAGTCTGTGCGGTGCTTGTCGTAGCACTTCTTGACCACCTAGTACCATCATAAACAACCATCGGATCAACATTGTTGACAGCAGGCATAAAAGACCCACCCGCAGTCGTAATCATGGAATGTATCCACTTACCATTGGTGTTCCCTGTAAGGCTAGAGGTAGCCGTAGAGGTACTAGCATCATAAATAATCGTAGCCGTAGCAGCAAACAGCTTAGTAGTCGTTGGGCTGGCGTAACTCATTAGGGATAAAACAGCCCCAGCAATGCCTGTAGAGGTCTTGGTATAGCCTTTTCTAAGGGTTACATCTGTAGGCGTAGGAAAGAAGTTAACCATCTGAACCGCATCTAAGGGGTTCATTTCAGCAAGCGAATCCCTAGCGTTCCACCCACCAATCGGGGCGGCAACAGAAGAAGTGGTAGCCGTAAATCTTTTAGCAACCGCCATGATTAAGACCCATAGCCAGTATCGGGAATGTTTGCCCAGCCAATAAGCACAGCACTTGGTTGCGGTGCAAAGGATAGGGTTGCTGATCCTTTATCGTTAGCCTTGGCAACGCTCAAATAACGGCTATAGTCTTGTTGCAATGCAGTAGTATCAAATGACTTAATTTGGAAATATTTGAGTTTAGTCAGCAAAACAATAATTGCGTCATCTAATACGGATGTATCGGTATCGACTGTAAAGCTATTCTTAACAGCATTAGCAGCACTTCTAACCCAGCCCTTAGAACGGTATTCAAAACCTAAATATTCTAGGGTATTGTAAGGCGGCCAAATTTCAAACTGATTACCCAAGATTCTCCAACGCACCCGTGGGCCTGTTGAAATATAACCCGACTTTAGCCATTGCCATTGTTGGGCATCGACTGGGCCAAGCATCTGCCAATGTTTGGTCTTATCCCAATGGGTGTTATCGGTAATGGTTTCGTAATCAGGTGGCAAGGGGTAAATGGTCTTGCTAAAAGTAACTGTACCGCCAACGCTTGTAGAAGAAGCTAACTGACTAGCAGTTACCGTTGATCCTGCAACAGTTTCTACATAAGTATCTTGTGGAATTGCTGTGCCAACGATTGAATAAGTATTATCCAAACCTGTGACATTACCAACATTTAACAGATTGTAAGTATTGGCAATAGTGTCACAAGTTGTGGTAATTGCTGTGGTGTAAAACCTATATTCCAACTCCAATGCTTGCCAATTGTGTTCCTTAATTAAGTCATACCCTGCACGGTTCATTAACGCAAGAACTTGTTGAACATCTTGGCTAGTGTTACCTTGAACATAGGTGGGTATGGCTAAGTTAAGTTCAGCAGTAACTTGCTGGACTAATTGGAGCATTGTTGATGACATATTAGGCTTCCTCTGTGGCTACCGTTTTCTGTTTACGGGGTTTCTTTTCACCAACAGCAGCAAGTATAGTAGCCATTTGCTCTTGCATTAAGGCTAACTTCGCATCTGTTTCTGCTTTTATTTTAGCAGTTTCTAGTTCCTTTTTGGCAAGTTCTTCTTTTAAAGCGTTAATTTCATGTTCACGCTTGTCGGTTTCTGCTGAACTTGTTGCTAGATTTAAAAATGCCTTTGCCTTGTCACGAAACGCATAAGGTGACATTCCTGCAATCATTCCCATGCGCTGTAACTGTTGATCTGAAGCGTTTGCAATAGATTCTACCGTTTGGAACTTAATTGCCCTTAATTCTTCAGCTTGGCTTTTTGATACTAAAGGCCATTCTGCTATAGGCGTTCCTACTAATTCCTCATCGTGCGCTCCTTGTCTATTCATGTAATTAGCCCATTGAATAGGGAAACGGGTCTTATGGTTTTGTAACGCATAAGTGTCGATTTCGGTTAGGGTATCGCCAGCAACGCAGATTTGTACAAAATCAAAGTCTTTGAAGATTGGTCTGCCAGCGTCTATGGATTCTTGTTCTTGTTGTACGGATTTCTTGTAAAAGCGTACTTGTAGGCGAGCATCTGCTCCTTGTGTATCTGAAGGTAAAGCCATTTTTAATTCTCCTAAGGTATTAGGTTGTTAAAAGGAAAAAGGGGCTACCAATAAAGGTAACCCCCTGTTTTTACTACATTTTGCTATTAAACACTAGCCTTGCTAAACCAGCCATAATCGCCTGATGCCATAGAAGCACCTGACAAGTATGTACCTGCACCCAAGGTAGCTTGGAATGTAGATGCGTTGACTACGCAAGTAGCGGTTGAAGCCGCAATTGCAACACCAGCTTGGGCAAACACATAGCGGAAACCATCTGCGCCAAAAGTTTGCAGACCGAGTGGGCCAATAGTTGGAATTGCTGTGCCAGCGGAATTTAGGTTAGTGTAAGCATTTTCACCTAAATCTACGCCAGCGATGGGGAGAGTTGAATATGACATGATAATTTTCCTTTAATTAGTCAGTTGATTAAGTGCCTGTCAAGATACCTTGGAGTGAAGCATTAGAGCAAGTTAAGTTACCTGCCCAGCCATACAGCTTCACGATTGCATCTTGGTTAATCGATTGACGCTCACCACCGATAGGAACGAAATTACGCTCTTTGTGTGGGCGGAAGAAGATGTAATCGGTGTTCAAGAGGTACATATACAATGCGTTTTCTTGTGCGCCAATACCACCACCTAATACCACATCAGCAGACATACCGCCACCGTAGAACTTGAGGGAAGCAAAACCTGCTGCACCTTCGTCTACACCAGCAATACGCTGGATAGCCTGAAGCGACTCAACATAGCGTGAATACAAAGTGTTACCAGCAATAATAAGGTCAACCTTATCATTACCACGAACAGATTTGATAGCAGCAGTTGTCATAGCAGCTTGGATCAATGCAGCGGAGTTAGCACCAGTAGTTGCTTGGTTACGCCAAAAAGTCCAGTTTGCACGGTTAATACCACCGTATGTACCAGTTGTAGGTGAAGTGCTGATAGCAGCGGCTAAACCTGTAATGTTCTTACCGCCATTACCTGTTCCGTCACCATACAAGTCACCTGAAATGCGGTTCAACAGACGGGCTTCAGAAACTTGCATACGACCATCTAACAGGTCGATGATTGCTTCTTTGCTGCTGTTTTGGAGCATTTCAAGACCACTCATGGTTACTGAGTCAGCGTACTGCGTAATGCTGAACTGAGCAGCCGAGATTGGGCTATCAGGAGTGATGTTCAAGACTTCGTAACCGCTATAGCTATTAGCATTGTTGGTTGATGGGTCGTTGTACATGATTTCTTCCAAGATCACATTACCACCCGAGAATGGGCGAACATTACCTTTGGAGTTCAATCGTTGAAGAATTGCGTTGTTTTCTGTTAAGTTATCTGCCAATACTCCGCTACGACTTTGAATGGTGGTAGCGATAATATCGGTGATTGCGCTATTTGCGAATGCCATGATATTTCCTTTATTAAGTTAAGTTAAACCCGACCACCCTCTGCATCGGCTAAATTAGCCATCAGTAAGGATCGTCTATCCTTTGCATCTGTGCTTTTCACTTGACCGCTAGGAGTAACGGATCGTGGACTAACAGCAGTTGCTTTAGCTTTAGCTACTTGCTGTGCCTTAGATGCTTGTGAACCTGCTGATCTCAGGAGTTTATCCTGCTCTAGCTTGAACGCTTCATCATTCATACGCACCGCTTTGGCATAAGCCGTTTCAAGGTCTTGGGCTATACCTCTCTCAAGTAATTGAGCCATATCTTCCCGTACCATGTCAAAGTGCGGAAACCGCTCTCTGTCACTACTTACCCGATTGATTTCTTGGGTCAACCGAGCATTTTCTTCTTGCTCCCGTATCGCTGACAGTTGTTGCACCTGCTGTTGTGTTGCTTGTAGCTGTTGCATTAACTGCTGTTGATACGGGTCTACATACGCCTGTTCAGGCATCTGAAGTGCATCTTGATTTAATTGTATTCCATAATCTTGTGCAAGTCTATTAAAGGCATTTATCTTCTGTTCATATGTTCCATTAGCCAGCGTGT